ATAGGGATTGTTGCCTCACTTAAATTATCAAAGAGAGGTATGCCCCGTCCTGATACCTTTATGGCTTTTCATAGTTTGTATAAAACCTATGAAAAGTTAACTACCAAACCGATAGCTTCGCCTTATCCTGATCTAATCCTAAATGATTTTGTTGTGGATAAAGATCATGAAGAAAGATATTTTTATCTATTCAAGGTTTATTGTGCGACTCTTGTTAGTGGTCTTGACTTGAGCGACGTGACTACGCCAATTTATAACGTTTCGCGATCCGCTACTTATTGTAATAGTAGGTCGCGATATGGGCTTTTAGGTGACATAGTTCATAAAAAGGCTTTGGGGGATGTCTTTAATAGATTCAAGCATTCTGATACGCTTCTGTATACAACACTTGTACCAGAAACTGGTCAGACTGTTGAGACCTATGATACTACAATCTCTCATATTGCTTATGACTACGCCTATTGTCACGCTTTTCTTGAAGCTTCTCAGGATTATGAGAACATTATGGGACATGATTATAATGTCTCAATTCTTCAAGATGTTATTGAATCTCTTAAGGTGAGAAGCATCTCTAAGGGTCCCGGTGCGGTGAGTTTTTATTTAAAACCTTATCAACATAAATTGCATCGTTTCTTAGCTGAAAAGAGACAGTTTATTATTGATGAGCCCGCCAATAGCTTTAATTTAACAGAAGCTATTGGGAGTACCCTTAATGGTGACGAAGCTTTTCTCAGCGTTGACTATGAGTCTTCTACTGATAACTTGCGTCAAGAATTCTCCCGCATTGCATCTGAAGTTATCTTCGATGAATGCAATGTTCCGGAGACTGCAAGAAACTTATGGTCGTCTTCTCTTTACGGTGGTGCGGTTAAGATGAACCGTACATGTGTTGAAGCAAACGCGGATCTACTGGGTCCTGATCTTTTGAATAAATGCCTTGAAGCATGTCAGGCGAAACCTATGGCCCGAGGACAGTTAATGGGAAATATTATGTCTTTTCCTATACTGTGCTTGGCTAATGGATTTTGCTTGTGGCTGACTAGGATGGTTTCTTTAGGTCATTGGATAGAACCAGATGATGCGGATTTTGCTGTCAATGGAGACGACGGAGTCATAAGGTGTAATAAGTATGCCTACGAATTCTGGTGTAAGATGGCCAGTGCGATGGGCTTTCCCCCTTCGATTGGGAAAGTTTATTACAGTCGTGATTTTTTCGACTTTAATAGTGAATGCTTCTCGATTGTGAAGCATTATCGCTC